GTCACGAACGCCGTGTGGGCGCTGTACACCGGGTCCGGCGTCAACCCGGTGGCGTACACCGCGGAAGCCCACGCGACCGTCACGGGCGCCGCGGGACTGTACTCCATCCCGTGGACGGTCCCGGTGGCGCTGACCCCCGGGTTCTACTACGTGTACCAGGAAGTGACCGGGACCACCCCGTCGATGCCGGGCGTCACCGCTACGTCCACCGGGTCAATCGGGGCGACGGTGATGAACCCGAACTGCAGCCTGTCCGCGACCGTGCCGACGCTGAACTCGGCGCAGCTGACCTCGGGCGCCCCGACGAGCATCACCGGGACGACGACGCTGACATGGGGCACCTCATGGACGCTGGCCGCCACGAAACTGTGGTATGGCCTGCGGTAAGCGGATCCGCAACGCGCCCGACCTGCTAGAATAGGCGTACGAATTGGGCTCCGGTACCTGCGCTGGCCGGCTACAGGCACCGGAGCTTCACGCCGAACCTGAGGAGACAGGTCCGACATGGACAATCGTACGTGCGCCTTCCCCGGATGCGGGAACGGCGGCAAACTGCGACGCGGCTGGTGCGGCAAGCATCATGAACGCTTCCGTAAGCATGGCGACCCGTCCGTCGTAAAGACGACAAGGGGTAACCGGACGCGGAAGTATTCTGTCGACTGCGAGTACTTCGACCAGGTAGATACGCCAGAGAAGGCCTACTGGCTCGGCTTCATCACCGCCGATGGCGGCATAGTCCAGACCCGGGCAAGCGTCAGCCTCAACCTGGAACTGTCCGAGGTTGACGCCGGGCACCTGCTGAAGTTCGCCCGCGCTCTCGGATCGGACGCCCCCATAGTGGCGACCAGGCACGGCTGCGTATGCATAAGGCTGCACTCCCGGCGCTTGGCAGATGGTCTAGACGCCTTGGGTGTAGGCATACGCAAGAGCCTCATTGTCGAACCGCCGCTAGAAAGCTTGGCCGGCCTGGAGCCGTACTACTGGCGCGGACTCTGGGACGGAGACGGATTCGTCTCCACGCGGAAGGACAACGGCGCGAAGTGGACTATCGGCGTATGCGGCAGCTTCGCCTGCGTTGACGGTTTCGCCTCATGGGCTCGCCAGGTCAGCGGCAGCGTGGCAGCGTCCGAAAACAATAGCTGCAAGAGGAATCCGTCATTCTGGAGATGGGCTGTAACCGGCACCCGCAAGTCGCAGCTTCTGGCAGAGCAACTCAGGCTTGCCGGGCCAGGTTTCGGACTCGACCGCAAGCAGGTCCGGCTTGAAGCCATCTGCGCTTTTGACCTTGACGAGCATGAGGCCCAAGTGAACTCGCGCCGCTCAGTCGCGGCACGGGAAGCGTGGGCAACCGGACGGCATCCGCGCGCCAGGAGTGCTGCCTAGCGGCTAGAGCCGGACGGGGGTGATGCCATGACGACGCCTACCCCGACGGGACCGCTGACACCTTACTTGACCAGCGCACTCCTGACCCAGGCGCCGACTTTAAGCCGGGATTGACTGGAGTTCGATTCCGCCGGGCGGGATCCGCACGGGCGTGACGCCGCAGCAGAACCAGGCCGAGATCGCCAACATCTGCGCCAGGGCGACCGCGCTGGTCGACGCGACGTGCAAGCAGCCGCTCCGCGCGACGGTCGACACGGTGCAGCTGTACGCGCCCGGCGTACGGGCCGGCGTGCCGCAGAACGGCTGGCAGCCGTCGACGCTGATCATGACCCGCTGGCCCGTCTTGTCGGTCCTGTCGGTCCAGGTGGCGCAGAACAGTTTCCCGCGCACCTGGTCGGCCGTCCCTGCGGGCATGTACGAGCCCCGCTACCCGGTCGTCGGCATGTACGGCAGCACCGCCCCGCCCGCGACCGGGGAGGGCGGCCAGGCCGTCACGCTGGCGGCGGGCTGGCTGAACTGGGCATGGGGCCGCGAGGGCTACGTGGTCCAGGTCCAGTACATCAACGGCTGGCCCCATACCGCCCTGACCGCGCAGGCCGTGCCCGTGACATCGCCCGCGGTGCAGACGGTCCAGGTGGACGACTGCACGGGCTGGGCGATCACCTCCCAGGTCGGCGGGATCACCGGGGCGACCGGCACCCTGTTCGACGCGGGCGCGCAGGAAGTCATCCACGTGGCCTCCGCGTCGGCTACGGCCGGGCCGGGGACGCTGACCCTCGCCTCGCCGCTGACCTTCACCCACCAGCCCGGCGCGCTGGTCACCACCCTGCCGCAGTCGGTGACCTGGGCGGCTATCCTGTTCGCCGTCGACGTCGCCCTCGAGCGGGGCGCCACCTCGACCACCATCCCCGACATCCCCGGCCGCGAGGTCGCCGTCGAGGCGGGCGTGGCCGGGAAGGCATCCACTCCGTCCGGGTGGGCCGAGTGCATCCTCAAGGGCACTTTCGACCGGATCATCTGAGCGGAGGCGCCGGGTGCCCATCGCCAGCTGCCTATCGTTCGTGAAGAGCCTCCTCGACGGGATCGGGATGCCCGCCGGCACCCCCGACCTTGCCGCGTACCTCGACGCGCCCGACCCGAACGTCGAATCGTCCGTCCCGACCTGCTACATCCTCCAGGCCAACGGCCCCGAGCAGCGCCTCACGATGCCCCGCAACCAGGGTCCTAACAGCTCGGCCGGGGACAAGACGATCGAGCACGAGATCCGCATCATGGTCATCTACTTCATGGCCGCGAACGACCCCGAGGCCGACATCCTGTTCAGCGGGATTATGGACGGCATCATGAACGCGCTGCGCCTCGCGTTCCCGATGCCCGCGCTCATCATCGACCCGTACACCGGGAACCAGACCGAGGCCGTCAACGTCGGCGAGAAGATGCGGTACGAGCTGTACCCGCCGTACGCGACGAAAAGCCAGCGGATCGAGCGGCGTAACGGCGTGATCGTCATGCCGGTGCTCGAACTGCTCGAGGCGTGACGTCGCTCGGCGATGACCCGGCCTCTGTTCGCGCGTCCATCGTCCGCGCCATCACCGCCCTCACCGTCCGCTGCCCCGACCATCCCGGCATGTTCCCCGGCCCGTCATGCCCCGTCTGCGCGGCTAACGAGGCCTACCGGGAAGCCGCGCAAGTAGCCGCTGGCAGGCCCGTGCGCCGCGACGCCACCAGATGGCCGCCGACCCCGGCGCAACCACCCCAGGACCCGGCGCGAGGATAGCCGCCGCTCGCCTCTTCAGCCGCGCCCGGCCCACCCTGCTCCGGGCCGGGCGCTCAGCAGTACCGGCGCCCTTCGCTTACGGCTTCCACTCTTCCCGGTAGTCCGGGTGGTCGCTCCAGACCGCGGCGAGTGTCCCGATGAGCCACTCCATGTCGCCGCCGAACATCGCAGCAGCAGGAGAGAACCAATCACTCGCGTCGGGGTTGTATAGCCTGCGGCCACGTTCGTACTTTGCCAGCATTGCCCGCTTGGCCTGGACCTCGCGGAGCGCGCGGGCCGGGTCAATCAGCTCCGTCGGCGTCTCGTCGAAGTAGTTCCAGCCGCCATCTAGCGCGGCCTGAACTCTGCGGGCCCGCTCCTCGTCCTCGTCCAGCCGGGCACTCAGGAACGCTACTAGCTCCTTCTCGCTCCGCATAGCCGCCACCCTAGCCCCGCTTCTCCCGTCGCTGCGCTTCCTGGAGGCCCGCATGCCTGACTTCACGTACCTGGGTCCCGGAGAGCGGTTCTACGACCGCAGGGACGCCCAGGCCCGCAACGTGGGGACTGTCCGGCCGGGCGACCGCCGCGAGTTCGACGCGGCTCCCGACCAGTGGTGGGCGCTCACCGACGGCGGCGGAAGCGTCCCGGACCCGGCAGCAGTCCCCGCCGCCCCCGAGGGAGAGGTCCCGGACCCCGGCGAGGACGGCACCGCCCACGCCGGCGACGAACCCGCAGACGGCCAGTAGGCCCCCCCTTCCCCCTAGCACGTAGCCCCGCGCCCTGACCCGGCGCCTCACCACCACGCCAGGAAAGGGAGGGCCGAGCTTTGCCCCTCACGATCCCATCATTGATCTACCCGGTCTTCGAAAGTGCGCTGCTGGGCGGTCGCGAGCTGACCATCGACACGCCCCCGACGGCGTTCACGGGCATTCCCTGCGGGGCGCTCCAAACCGATCAGCATGTCAACTGGCTCGGAGATGAAAACCTTCGCGGCAGCAACGTGAAGACCTATTCCCTCGTCCAGTCCAACTACTGGGCCGAGGTGACCGTCCCCGCATCGCCCGCCTACGCCGATACCCTTCCGATCCCGGCGTTCAGTATGCTCGGCGACTACACAACCACCGGCACCGCCGCGTCCCCCAACTCGACGCTCAACGGCGCCGTGGCAGCCGGGGCCACCTCGATCACCGTCACCTCCGGCACGGGATTCCTGGCGAACCAGTGGGTGCAGGTGGACATCGGCACCCTCGCCGAGGTCGTGAAGATCCAGTCGGTGTCCTCGAACACGCTGACGCTGACCACCGGCACCCCGACCCGGTTCTCCCACCTGACCGGCGTCGCGATCACCAACACCACGGCGAACTACACCCACACGTTTTCTGCAATCAACCCGAACTCGTCCACCGGCAACACGTCGGCCCAGCCGCCGACTTATACGTTCCTGCACAGGAACCTGGTGGCCGGCTCCGGGAACCACAATTCCGACCAGTATTCGTATTCAAGGTTCACGGATCTCAAGCTCACGGGAACCAAGGACGGCTGGTTCACGTGGGACGGCAAGTTCACGTCGTACCTGCGGAACTACCCCTCTACGGACTACACCCCTTCGTTCACCTCGGTCCCGGCGTTCCCGACCTGGCAGGCCGCGCTCAGCCTCGCTTCCGGCCAGGTGTACAACGTAAGTGAATTCTCGATTACTATTAACCGGGAATTGGATATCGTCACCACGGCGGATGGGTCACAGAATCCTTATGTAATTGCCGCGGGGCCACTCACGGCGATGTTCGGAATCGATTATGACGCAGTCAGCGATGAGACGGCCCTCGGGTACGTTCTAAATAACACGCAGCCTACGCTTTCAATCGTGTTCACGAACGGCCTGTCGTCGCCGAACACCGAGTCGATCACCATCAACGCCCAGCTCGCCGGCCACAAGGACGCCCCCCTGTCCGCTATGAAGACTTTGTGGGGTTTTAAGACCACCGGCGAACTTGTGGCCAATACGACCAATGTCGGAAACTCTGGGGGATATGGTCCTCTTCAGATGGTTTTCGTCAATTCCGTGCCCTCGTTCTTACAGGTCAGCGCGGCTACCTCGGCGCGGGCTGCGGCGAGCCGGTCAGTCAGTTCCCTTGTCTCGGCCTTGAGTGCGGCTAGTTCAGCAGCGTTGCGCTCGACATCCACGGCCCCGGTGATCGTGAACTCGATGTAGTCGTCTATCGCCTCATCGAGGTATTTCCGGGCCCAGCTGACGTCTAGGCCGATGCGGCAACTCTGCTCCAGGTGGTCCATCTGCCAGAGCATCCTGGCCCGTGCTTGCGCGAGGGATGCCGGGGGCTCGTGGAAGCGGCCGGACGGGTGGCCGCCGGGGAGCGACTTGCCGATTTCGGTTACGTCCTGGTGGGACTCGTACCACTCGGGCGGCACGATCACCGCGGCGGGGTGGCCGTAGCGCTGTATCCGGACGTGGCTGCTGCCATAGGCCACGTGGTCGAGGATCTCGCGGAACTGGGTCCGCACTAGGTTGCTGCTGACCCATTCGGGATGTTCGGAGTTCATGTCGATAGTTTATCACGAAACTTACGAAACCTACGTCTACCAGCCGGGTCTGTCTTTCCCGGTGCTCTGGAGCAGGAGCGGCATGGCTGAGAAGATCGACCTCGGTAACGGCGACTGGGCCGAGATTAACTCGGATCTCGGGTACGCCGACCGGAAGTGGTGGCGGATCAAGGTCGCGGACGCGCGCCGGGCGAAGGCCGCAGGCGAGGCCGAGGCGCCTGATTTGTCGATGGAGGACAACATCGGCCTGATCGAGGAGCTCACCGCCCGCCTGGTCACCGGGTCGTCTATCCCGTCGCTGGTGCCGTGGACGCCGGACGCTGCGGAGGCGCTGTCGCACAGTCACGGCCTGGAGGCGTGCGACAAGATCGAGGACGCGGTGATTGAGCAGATGAACCGGCTGAATGGTGTCGCGGCCCCAAAACAGCAGACGACTGGCACTGGCTCCGCGGGTACCTCCTCGGACGGTACGCCGAGCCCCCACCCGGAACCGATGCCGGAACCATCGAGCATGCCGCCCGGATAGTGCGGGGGATGTACCACCCGAGGGGGCCGCAGGATGTGCCGCTTGAGGTGGAGGACTGGCTGGGGCCGGTGTCGCAGTGCCTGTCCGCGATTGACGCTGACCGGAGGGGGCTGCGGTGAACCTGGCCGAGTTCGCGGGTGCGGTGAAGGCGGTAGCGGAACGGGCTGAGGCTGAACTCGCGTCCGAGTGCGCGCAGGCGGCGGCGCGGGAGTACCTGGCCGCACTGCACGTGACTACCCCGGTCCTGACGGGGGCGCTGCGGGAGTCGGAGCACGTGTTCGGCGTGACGGGCGGGGGCCCGGTCGCGGTGGCTGAGGTGGGTTCTGAGCTGATCTACGCGAAGTTCAGGAACTTCGGCGGGACGATCACCAGCAAGGGGCCGTGGCCTCTCCGGAACCGGGCTACGGGCCAGGTGTTCGGCCGGTCCGTGACGCAGGCCGGGTCGCATTACATGGAGAACGCCGAGGCGTGGGCTGAGGGGCCGATCCGCGCGGCGTGCCAGGTGAAACTAGACGAGTTCCTCACGCTGTAGCCGCCCTCCCTGTCGCCGCCTGTCCTGACCTGCCCGGGGTGGTGACGGATGGCGATCAGCGACACCATCACCATCGACGCCGGCCCGGCGATCGCCCAGCTCAACGAGGTCGCCGCCGCTGCCGATAAGGCCGCGGCGTCGCTGGACAAGCTGAAGGCCGGCGGGGCGTCGGGCGCGGGGGCGGACAAGCTCGCCGCGAGCATGGACAAGGCGGCTGCGTCGATCCAGGCTGCGGTGGACAAGATCAACGCGTCGCTCGCGAAGGTCTCCGCGTCCGCCGACGCTGCGGGCGCGGGCCTGGACCGGATCGGCGTCGTAGCTGACGAGGCCGGGGCGGGGCTGGACAGGGCCGCGACGGGGGCTGATGCGGCGGCTGCGGCGAACGCCCGGCTGGCCGCGACTGCGGACGCGGCGGGGGCTTCCCTGGACAAGCAGGCGGTCGCCGGGGAGCGCGCCGGGGCGGCCGGGGCGGCATCCGGGGCGGGCTGGAAGACCCTCGGCACCGTCATGCTCGGCGCCGGGGTCGCGGCGGCGTACGGCATCGATAAGGCGATGAAGTTCCAGTCGCAGATGCTGCTGCTGAACACGCAGGCCGGGGTGTCGATCCCCAAGGTCAAGCAGATGTCTCAGGGTGTCCTTGAGGTGTCGACGCAGACCGGGCAGTCGCTGAGCAATGTCGCCGAGTCCGCATACCACGTGGCCAGCAACATGGCGTCGATGGGGACGACGGTCCCGAAGATGATGAACGCGGTGAAGGTCGCCGCGGAGGGCGCGGCGGTCGGCCACGCGAACATGGTCGATGTCACGAACGCCCTGACGGCGGCTATCGCCAGCGGGATCCCGGGGGTTAAGGACTACTCGCAGGCGATGGGCGCGCTGAACGCGACTGTCGGCTCGGGTGACATGAGCATGCAGGATCTGGCGGACGCGATGGGGACGGGCGCGGTCGCGGCGGTGAAAGGCTACGGCCTGTCGCTGAAAGACACCGGGGCGGCGCTGGCGGTGTTCGGTGACAACAACATCCGCGGCGCGAAGGCGGGCACCGACCTGCGGGTCGCGGTGCAGTCCCTGGCCGTGCCGGCGGCGGCGGGTAAGGACGAGCTGAAGAAGCTCGGCCTGACGACGACCTCGCTGGCGAAAGACATGCAGTCCGGCGGGCTCCTCAAGGCGCTGGATGACCTGACGACCCGGTTCAAGGCGAACGGGATCACCGCCAAGAACGAGGGCGAAGTCATCACGACCCTGTTCGGGAAGAAGGCCGGCGTCGGCCTGTCGCTGCTGCTCGAGCAGATGGACCGGCTGAAGTCGAAGTACCCGGACATCACGAAGGGCGCGAACGACTTCAATAAGGCGTGGGAGAAGACGCAGCAGTCCCCGGCGCAGAAGTGGAAGGAAGCCGTCGCCGGGCTGCAGGCCAGCGCGACGGGGTTCGGGACGGAACTGCTGCCGGCGTTCTCGAAG